AGCCCTGACTCTCCCTGTTCTTTTTTACCCCGAAAACGGCTCGATAACGCACTATAAGGACGAATAGGTATGGATACCCCAGAAACGGCTCAAATAGGCTCAGATCGCCCTACAGAGGTTCTCAGAGGTATCACAGAGCCACGGCTAAGGACTCCAGCCCTAGATTTACCTTCTAAAGGCCAAGAATTTATAGATTTCTGCAAACGGATCGACTACCCTCTGTTACCCTGGCAAGAATATCTGGCTATGGAAATGCTCCGATATAAGGCAGACGGGCGCTGGTGCCACCCAGAGGTAGGCGTGGTAGTAGCCAGACAACAGGGTAAGAGTACCTTTATGGCGCTTCTGATTATTTGGAAAATGTACGAGCAGGGCGAGAAACTTCAGGTCGCTACAGCTCATAAGCTAACCACTTCTGCCGAAATCTTCTTTAAGATCGATCAAATTATCCAGTCGACCCCAGAATTACTCGAAGGCTTCTTTAAGAAGTATGAGTCTAAAGGTTCCCAGGAGATTAGACTAAAAAATGGAAACCGATACTTGGTCAGAGCGAATAACTCAGCAGCTCGAGGTATCGCAGCCGTCGACACTATCCACATGGACGAAATCAGAGAGTACGAGGACCTAGAAGTCTGGTCTTCTATGCGTTATACCCAAATGAGTTCTAAAAACCCGCAAGTTATAGTTTATTCGAACGCGGGCCATCAACACTCGATAGTTCTTAACAAATTACGCGAGAGAGCTATGAGTGCGATCGCTGGTTCAGGTGATCCTATTGGCTGGTTCGAGTGGAGCGCTCCGCCAGAGACTCCCGTAGACGATTCGCCCGCCTTCTGGGCAGGTGCAGCACAAAGTAACCCGTCTCTCGGTTACACAGTTCACCCAGATAACCTTAGAGCCGTTCTTAATGACGATGAATCAATCGTAAGGACAGAAGTTTTATGTCAATGGGTCTCAGTTATTAACCCAGCGATTAACCCTGGGGCCTGGCAAGCGTGCGCGGTCGAAGAGCTTAAATTAGATCCAGAGGAATTAACCTGGATGGCGATCGACCTATCTCCAGATAGAAAACACGCGGCTCTAGTTGCAGCCCAGCGAACAGAAGATAAATTTAAAGTGGTCCTTTTAGCTACCTTTAGTAACCCAGTAAACATAGACGATAAACAGATGGCTAATCAGATCGCAGAGTGGGTAAGAAAGTACCCAGTCGAAACCGTGGCCTATTCTCGCCAAACTTCGGGAGCTGTTGCAGCCCGATTAGCACCCGCTGGCATTTCCGTAACGTCAATCGATGGCGCAGTCTACGGCCAGGCGTGCGACGAAATGCTTTCGGCTATTACTTCTGGTCGCCTTCTGCATGGATCACAGTCAGAGCTTAACCAGCAGGTTCTTAGCGCGGTTAAATTGCCATTTAAGGACGGCGGCTGGTACTTAGGACGTAAGGCGTCTAATGCGGTTATTACGGCTTGCGTAGCTATGGCTATGGTTTGCCATTTCGCAACACGCCCAGAAACAGAGGTCGATATAATTATAGGATAAATCGGACATAGGGTATAATTCTCCTATAATGGGACTATTTGACTTTCTTTCGACAAAATCCGAAGCTCCAGCGCAACAGGTAGACGTTGCCGCTGCGCTTGCACCTTTCGAAGTTTCAAACATTTTAAATAACATAGGCGGAACTTCTTACACGGATCCGCTACAAGCGCTTTCAGTTCCAAGCGTTGCCAGAGCTAAGAACATTATCTGTTCTACAATCGGTTCTTTACCTAAAGAGCAATATATCAAGGACACAGGCCAGCATTTAACGGCTAATCGTTGCATTAATCAACCAGACCGACGTATCCCAGGCTCAGTAGTTTATACCTGGTTAGCGTTTGATATCTGGGGCCATGGAGTCGGTTACGGCGTAGTTAATGAACTCTACGCAGACGGCCGTATCCAGGACTGGACCCGTATCGCCTACGAGCGCGTAACGCCACAATATAACGGCAACATGACCGAAATTATCGGCTACGCAATCGATGGCAAAATGGCGCCTCTCTCTGGCGTGGGTTCAGTTATTGCCTTTCCTGGACTAGATGAAGGGTTCTTCAATCGTGCGGGACGTACCGTTCGCGCTGCGGTTTGGCTCGAAAGAGCAGCGGAAAACTACGCTAAAAACCCAGTACCTTCTACAGTTCTAAAATCAAACGGTACAAACCTAACAGCTGAGCGTATTCGCTCGTTAATTAATTCGTGGTCGAAGTCGAGACAAGATAACTCCACAGCCTTCTTAAATGCAGACGTTACTCTCGATGTTCTCGGTTTCGACCCCGCTCGTTTACAGCTTAACGAGGCCCGCCAGTACGTCAGTTTGGAATTAGCTAGAGCGGCAGGGATCCCAGCTTATTTCCTCAGCAGCGAAACTACTTCTATGACTTACTCAAACGCTATTTCAGAGCGTAAGGGCCTTATCGACTTTTCACTTCGTCCAATTATGACAGCGATCGAAGAGCGTCTATCTATGGCGGACTTTATCCCAGCAGGAACAGTTATTCGCTTCGACCTAGACGATTTTCTTCGAGGCGACGCGCTACAAAGAGCGCAGGTTTACGAAATTCTTAATCGTATCGGCGCCATGTCGGTAGAACAGATCCAAGAAGAAGAGGACCTAATCAATAATGGAAATTAATTTTTCTATGAACGTAACCGCAGCCGATACAGCTAAGCGGGAGATCTCGGGTCGCGTAGTTACATGGGACGAACAGGGCTTTACTAGCGCTGGCGCGTCAATGTTTAAGCGCGGGTCTATTTCAGTTCCAGAGAAGGTAAAACTACTTATGGAGCATGAACGCACTAAGCCCCTAGGCTTCCTAAAAAGCTACGAAGTTACAGACCAAGGGATCGACGCTACCTTCGTTTTGGCTAAAACATTTTCAGCCGATGACGCCCTAGAAGAAGCCGCTTCTGGACTTCGCGACGGCTTTTCAGTTGGAGTCAAAGTAGACGCCTGGGATAACAAAGACGGAGTAATGGTTATTTCTAAATCTAACCTTATCGAGGTCAGCCTTGTAACAGATCCCGCAATCGATTCAGCCCGTGTAGGCCGTGTCGCAGCTTCAGAAAACGAAGCACCAGTAGAGACCCAAGTTTCCGAGACGACCGTCTCGGATGTAAAAACCGAAGGAGAAGACTTAATGTCTGAAACCGTTTCAGAGGCAACCGTTACCGAAACGGTAGAAGCCTCAAAGTCAGAAGCGACAGTAACCGCTAACGCGCCTGTTGCTTATTCAACACCTCGCGTCAACACAAACGTTACAGCGGGACAATTCGCTAAGGCACAAATCGCAGCTCTACGCGGCGATTCAGACGCTCGCGATCTCGTCGCAGCCCTTCAGGTCGCGACAGTTGCAGAAAATACAGGTATGGTCCCACCTACATACCTTCGCGATGTAATCGGAGTTATTGATTCTTCACGTCCATTTATTGATTCAATCGAGCGCGCACCTCTACCTACTTCTGGGATGAAGATTTTCACTCCTAAGCTTGGAGCTCAGGCGACTGTAGCTCTAACAGCAGAAGCCGCAGAGTTTTCTTCAACAGACACAGCCGTAACTTTCCAGGAAGATACAGTAGTTAAGTTCGCGGGCGCTGGAAAGATCGACGTCGAGCTTCTCGACCGTTCAGACCCAAGCTTCCTAGATTTGTATTTGCGCGAGTTGGCCGCTAGCTATGCTCAGAAGACAGACGCTTACGCTGCACAGATCGCAGCACAAAACGCTACAGCTTCTTCTTCATCTACAATCTACAAGGCAATCGCTCTAGGTATTGCGGACTCATTTGGCGTTATGCGCATGACTCCTAACCGCCTACTCGTAGCTAACACAGGCGGAGAAGACGGTATCGACTTCTCAGGTCTTCTCGGTGCGGTAGATTCAACAGGTCGCCCACTATACGCAGCAGCAGCGCCACAGAACGCTAACGGCCTCGTTGCTCAGGGCTCTACTTCAGGAACAGTCGCAGGACTCGACCTAGTAGTAGATCCTAACTACACAGGAGACGACGCTAACGCTAAGCACGCGCTCGTTTACCCTTCAAACGCTATGCGCTTCCACGAGAGCGGAAATATTCAGCTTCGCGCGAATATCGTCGCTAACGGTCAGGTCGAAATCGGCCTTTACGGTTATGTCGCAGTAGTAAACCGCTACCCAGCAGCTTTCCGTAAGCTAAACGTAGCGTAATTTAATCATGGGGGCGGCGGTTACTCCCGATCGTCGCCCCCAGCAGTACTTAGAGAGGAAGAAATGCCTAGTATTATCACAGCTTCAGAGCTACGCGCAGTCCTAGGCGTTTCTTCCGCTTTATATTCGGACGCAGTTTTAGACGACGCTATTAACGCCTCGGAGACTGTAATTTTGCCAATGCTTACTACCTTTTCGTCTCCAGTAGACGCGGTAGAACTTTCAGATGACGTAGCGACTTTTCACACTACTTTAATTCACGAGTTTACAGAAGGTTCTAGCGTAGTTATCGCTGGGGTAGGCGCACCATTTAACGGGACCAGAATAGTCAATTCTGGCGTTACCGATAATACCTTTAGCTGCGATATTACAAACGCAGACATTAAATATAAAAACATTATTCCAGCGGGCACGGCTACCCTTACTGGCGCTTCTACTTATGTCGGTAATTCAGCCGTCGAGCAAGCCGTCCTGGCTGTAGCAGTTGAAATCTTTTCTTCCAGGGTCGCCCCAGGTGGACAGATGGAAGGTATCGACTTCACGAACGTAAGCCCCTACCGTTTAGGGCGTTCACTTTTTA